ATAAGTTGCAGTAGAAGCCCTTGTAAAGTCAAATGGAAGCGGTTTAAAGTTGTTGTTCTCGTCATTGTAAGCAAGTACAGAATCTTCTTTTGTTGCCCAGTTTCCGTTTCCGAATTTTAATGTATTTGCCATAATTATCTTATTGAATAAAGTTGTCCTGTTGCCATATCACTAAATGAATCCCAAGATGTTAATGCTTCTAGTTCGCTGTCGGTAAGTGCGGTGTTGTAAACTCTTAAATCTTTGCATTTTCCGTTGAAGTTATTAGTTTCTGTTACACTTGAGAAATTAAGTTTTGCTAATCCAGTAGGAGTACTTGCTATTGCTTGGGTGTAAACCTCTGAACCGTTTTGATATAAACTGTAATTACCATTACCCCATCTTACCGCTATTTTAGAATTAACACTTAAACTTGAAACCGTTACTGCTTGAGTTACTAATTGTGTTCCTCCAGCATTAAAACGTAAACTTAATAGTGTGTCTGAACTTGGAGTAATCATAACTCTATTGTTACCACTATTAGTAGCAGAAGAAATGGATATTTGACTATGAGCACTTATATCTGGATTAGTTGCAATTCCTTCAAAATACAAAACACCCTCTGTTGAATTTATTACTTGCTCATTACCAGCACCTGTACAAGCATCCGCAACCCTCGTTACAGCACTACCACTTGTAGGTATGTAGGATGTTGGGTATGTTAAGGCTTCACTTTGAGCACCCCAAATTATAATTTCAGTTAAAGTAGAAACTTTTCTAAAATCTGCTGCATAGAAAAAGTCTAAACCATCTTGTTGAGCGTCAAAACGCTGCCATTCTTCCGTTATTGTAAAATAAGTACTTACATTATTAAATAACAAAATAGTGCCAGTCCCACTTGTGGTTTTAGCGTATATTGATTTTGTTGCAGTGTTACCTCCAGATGATGTATCTACTAAATGAGCATTTGAACCCGTTTTAGTAATTTTATACGCACTATTTGTTCCGTCTGGCGCAAGATAACCAGATTCAATTGACACATCATTTATATTCCAAGAACTTTGACTAAAATCTTGGCTATAACGAACTACATTAGTAGAACTCGGCTCTAATAAAAGAGAAGGTTCGCTTTGTACTACTCCATCAATAAAAGGATAGTCTAGTCTTGGGGTGTCTATTGCTACTGTTTCAATTAATCCTTCTTTGTTTACTCTTGTAGCTGTGCTGTTTCTATCAAATGTGAAGTCTGCATTTCTTACTTCTTTTACTGATACGTTGTCTATTGAGCCAACAAAACTAGACGACTTTATCTCTACTCCTCCAGTATTATACCAAGTTGTATATGTTACTGAATAATTGCCAAGACCGCTCACAAATTCAGCACCCCCATAACCTGTAGAGCCTATTCGAATAGAACCAGATGTATAATTAGTTATTTCTAGAGTAACTGTAACCTTCGTGTTTGCAGGAATGCCTGCAGTTTGGTAAACGTAATTGTTACCAGAACTACAAGTAGCGACACCGTTTGCAATAGCCCATCCAGATTGGACAGTCCAACCACTATCCGTATCAAAACCTCCATTAGTAACAAATTCAGTAGGCAATACTTCATAAGGTGGCAAAATACTATTCATACTACCAACATTATAAGCAGTAGGTGTCATAAGTACACTCTGCGTGTCTGGTTTACTAGCTAATGCTTTATCAGTACCTTCTACGTTTTCGTAATTATCCGAACGTGTATAAAGTCGATTCGTTGCTGAAGGGTTAAAATAAACATCACCCCAACCGTCTTTTTCAGGATTTCCCCAATTACTTTTATGATATATCTCGTTAGCCATTATTTGTCTTTTATTTTTTTATTTGTAGCATCTATTCCTGATACAGGGTGTCAATTTCTGTATTCGTTAAGGCTCTATTAAAAAGCCTGTAGTGGTCTAAATTAAAATCCTCACCATAATATAAAGCTCCGTTTGAATAAAGCCTACCTACGAACATATCTGTATTGTCAATACTATAAAAAGAATTATCCATTGTTCCTGAAGCAAGATTATCAGTTAGTTGAGTTTCATTGCCACCGTTTACACTAAAAAAATGGCTACTACTGTTAGTTCTTAATGTCATAAAAAACCAATCAGTAGAATTTACAGAGATTCCTACACTTGCAGTTGCATATTTATATTGAGCACTACCCTGTCTCCATTGCATATAAATTTTTAATACTCCCGAAATGTTATAAAGTGCAGCGTACCACCAACTATTATAATCACTTCCTGTCGTAAAAAGCCTTACAGATTCATTATTAGCTAATACAGGTTTTTTTATCCAAAAAGTGTGAGTCTCATTAGGAATTGGAGTAATTGGAAAGGTCATTATGCTATTAGCATTAACACTTGGGACATAGGCATAACCATCATATGGAGCAGTTGTATTATTATAAAAAACTATATTACTTCCGCTGCTTCCATTTAAATTGTTACCCGAATAGTCATCTACATTTGAATCTAACTTATAAAAGGCTCTACAAGAACCGTCTCCAAAGGGGTCAGCCGCAGAGTCTGCACCTGTTTCAGATGAAAGTATTAATTTTCTATTTAACCCCATATTATAAATTTATATTGTACTTCAATACAGAAGCCTTAGTAGTAAGTGCATTTATTTCGCCCTCTTTAGTTGATACATTTGTTCTTATTGCATCTCTTTCGGTTTGTATATCTGAAGGAATATCAATACCCTTCTCAGCCTTTCTAATAGCATACCAATCCGTTCTGGATAGTTTATTGTAAGCCATATCTTTTAATTCCTTAATCTTAATTTCTTTAAGTTCCGCTAGAGTTTCAGATATAACTATATTTCTAACGTCATAAACAAATGCGTTTGCATCACTATCAAAATGTAAGTTATGTTTTTCCTTAATTACATCGTCATAATCAGGTGTAATAACATCAAAGAAACCTTCTGCTTCCAGTTCTTCGGTTGTTGCATTATGGAATCCACCTATATAATGCTTTGTTCCTTTCCATTCGCTAGGTATTCTTGAATACTTAACTACTTTACCGCTTTCTAATCTTGCTTTCATATTATGATGCTATTTGTGAAATTTGATACCAAGCAACATTTGTTGCAGTCCACTTAATCTGTATTAGTTGTTTTGCAGCGGCATCTGAATACGTACCACCTATTTTGTTAAAGGTACAAGCAGAACCGTTTACAGTTCCAAATGCACTTGTATAACTTCCACCGCTACCAGTAATCTCTAATGTTTTTACGTCTCCTATTACTACATTTGTAAAGTTAAACGTATGCGAGTGTGCTGAGGTCATTGTAAATACATCCCCTAAGGAAGTATCTACTGCTACCGCTGAACCAGAAGTTAATGCAACTGATGAAGTATATTCAGCTCCTAGCTTTGCATTAGTTACTGAGTCATCTGTTAAGAACTTATTTGCTGAACCTTGAGTTATAACATCCGTAGTAAATGTTGTCGTAGCCATTACCCCTTGCTCAGAGTATGTCTCTCCGTACATATCCGCAAACATTTTCTTTACCTTTATGAAGGCTAACCTCAGCGTATCTCCATCATTGGAGTTAGATGAAGTTCCTACTACTAAATTTTGTGATGCCATAATCTACTTGTTAATTATTTGTTCTATTTGTATGTTTTTTCCCAGCTCATTATTTCTCTTTTTAATATAACTAGAAAGCCTTATTTCGTTCTTTTCTTTGATCTTATATTGACCAACTTTTTTACGCTGATTTATATTACCCATGATGTATATAATGTGTCCTTATCTGGATAAATATCATCATTATTATTTGTAAAATACTCAGGAAATTTACCTGAAGCATTATAATTCATATATTCTACAAATCTATTGGCATAATACTCAGCATAATCTTTTTCTTTAGCAACTAGGAAATCTACCTCAGACTTCTGCGCATTCTCACTATTTTCGCTATTATGTTTATGGACTCCGCTATTTGATACAGTATATGCAGCATAAGGCAAGTACTCAGCCATAGCAAAATGAATTAACATAGGCACAATATAATCATTCTTTAGTTCCAAGTAGTCTCCAGTTAAATTACTTGCAACTATGTCAGAACTAATCTTATCGTACAAATCTGTTCCAAGATAATTTCTAACATGAATCTCTTGTGCCAATTTAATGAATTGTATAAATTTATCAGTATCAACACTACCACTCATAGCAGTGTTTTTAACTAAGTCTTTCCTTGTTATAAATAGTGCTGTTGCCATTATTCTTCTATTTGTTCTTCTACTTCTTCCTCTACAGTGTCTCCTATAGCCTTTTTAACGCCTGTCTCCTTCTCTATCTCTTGCTCATTGATAGCATTAGTCAAATCAGTAAATTCAAGCGGCTGTAGAGTCTTGAAATAGATATCTAATTCTATGCTATTATACTCTAATATCTTTTCTAGTTCATCTATAATAGTAACCTGCATAGGTCTGATGACTGTATTGTCCATAAGTAAAGATGCTGTTTGCAATTCATCAGCATTATTACCTAAACCAGAATTATCCTTAATTCCCACTAACATTGGAGAAACTATTCTATGGGATACCATTACTTTCTTCATACTCTCATCGGATAAGAATTGGTATTGTTGATGGGCATCGTTTAGTATTACTGGTTCTATAGTTGCAGAAAGCTCTTTGCTATCGTTAAAAGCTAAGATAAATTTTCCCGCGTTTGAACTGCCACTAAACTTTTCATATATAGCTCTTTCAATCTCATCACGCTGTTCCTTGTCAGGTGTGCCATTATTAAAGTTAATAAGCATACTCGGTTGTAAGCCGTTCTGAATGTTGTTAATATGATAGTTTGCAATTTCTTCTTCTAATTCGGAGTATTGTAGTCCTCCTTGATAATCTACAGGAGAGTAATAATAAAATCCTGCTCTATATGGTCTAATGTAGAGAAGCTCTATTGAATCTTTACTTGTTCCGAACGCTGCAATTCTTTTAGGAGTCTCGCTTCGCTTCATTTCACTCCAGTCTGGGTGGTAGTAGTACCCTTTTATCTCTCCGTCTTTAGACTTCTCAGCTCTTAGTGTTTCGATTGGCATATGTTCTACTTGAACTACCTTAGAACGATCTTTACTATATATGACTTGTATAGCAGCTTGACCCATCATCTTATAGTCGTAGCAAACCTTTTTTATACAGTCCTTCTTAAATATACTCTTCATCTCAGCATATTCAGTAGGCTTAGATTCACTATCTGTGGCATCCAAACCTCTTCCGTATATCATCTCAGCAATACCATTTATAGCTGCGTTGTTAGTTGGAGAGCCATTATACCTATCAATAAGATACTGAAAGTAATCATTGTCATCTCCATAAGCAACCCAATTGTTTCTAGTGTCTTCAACCACTTGAGGGGATGAGTACGAACTAAGGTTAAGAACGTGGATACTGTCCTTTACCTTTTTTACTTCTCTCTTATTCGGTATTCTTCTAGCCATTATGCAAAAATATAATCATTATCGTAAGTATCATCTGAGACGTATTCGTCTTTATTGACAAAGTACTTATCTAAATCTGTTTGATCGGTACAGAATATTAAACCTCTATAGATGACTTCTAAGCCATCTTTTACCTTGAAGCTATAGGATACCCCCTCAGTAAGGGAGAAAGTGCCTGTAAGCTTCATATATTCGCCTTCTACGGTCTTAGTTACGCTAACCGTTGACGTAGTTCTCTTTGATTTGTCAGTTAATTCTAATGTTGGAGAGGAAGATGCTTTTCTTGGCACTATCCTCAAACTCTGACTTCCTGTAGATGTAGTTAATACTTCCATATAAAAGTAACAAATACCTAAGTAATTGTTTTAGACAAATATAACAAAAAAAGGGCAACTACGAATAGTCACCCTTTAATAATAGTAAAGCAATTGATTATACTTGAACTAAAGTAGGAGTAGTTATTGTTCCTGTTAGTCCTGCAAATTCACTTACTGGGAATGTAGGCTGAGTAGCATCTGTTGTGCAGAAATTAGCAGGAGAAACTTCCATAGCAGTAAACGTTAGGTTATATCCGTTGAAATCTCCTAAAGCATTACCAGTACTTACAGTACCTGTTGTTACATCAGCACCATTGTCTTTACCCATAAGCATAACATTATCGTTATGATCTACAATAAAGATATGAGGTCTACCTGAAGCTAGTAATTTTAACTCCTTATTATCTTCCTTAGTTAACTTCTTAAAAGTTATATTTAATACTTGCTCATAGAAAACAGTTCCATTCTCTCTAGAAGCATTGATTGTTTGTTCAAAAGAATTATTTCCTTTGAGTTCGTATTCGAAAAGACCGAAGTCAGTAGCACTTGTGCAGTTAGTAACCTCATCATCTGTTAATGTATAAGTTCCTAACACACCATAGTCCACTAAGTAAATACTCTTAATACCTGCTACAGAGTCTTTACAAGCTTCAGCTCTTGAACGTGTTAAATTACAAGCCATAGTTTTATTTTTTTATTAAAAAAGGGTAGGCAGATTAACCACCTACCCCTCTTTGATTATTATAATTACTAACTCTTAGTTAGCTGTGTTTGAGATTCCGTATGTAGTTATGTCTGAAATCTGAGCGTACTGTACTCCTGCTGAGAATCTCATTACAAGACGAGCGTTTTGAGAGCCATCTAAGTCAGCCATATCTAACAACTTAACCTCGTTGTGGTCAGATAAAAGACCAGTTCCAAAGAACAAATTGCTCTTTTCAGCAGCAACTGCCTTATTGTCTCCAAGTCCATTAGCAACAAAGATTTTTACACCATCTATAGAAAGACCGCCTCCTTGATACCACATTGTTCCGTTTGAACCAACACCGTTAGCTCCTATAGAGCCTACGTTGTCACTTCCTGCTGCGTTCTGTACAGCAGCAAAGCCTCCTAATGCACGAACATAAGCACGAGCAATATTTTGAGAAACATATAAGAATAAATCATCACTTCCGTATAGTGAAGCAGGAATAGCATCTACTAATTTTCCTAATTCAGCGATTACGTTAGAAGAGGTGATTGTTGCTCCTGCAACCTCTTGTGCAGAAGGTAATCCTGCATCAGTAGAGATTTTAGTAGTTAAACCATCAAATTGTCCATTTGTAGCGGTAGAACCTTCCCAAATAGATTTCTCAGTTCTCTCAGCTACTTTAGCAGCAACGTGACCGATAATGAAGTCAGCGAAAGATGGAGGTAATGAATCGAAAGAAGAGTAACCCATTTGTACAGCTTCCCAGTCAGACTGAAAGTCTTTCTTACAAAGTTGTAGGTTTACTTGTTGCTCTTCTGGCTGAAGGATTGCTTCAGTTAGAGTAACTGTAGAAGTTGGGTCAAAGTCACAAGTCGCATCTTTAACGATATCGTCAACTGATACTTTCTTGATCACTTCTTTAAACTTCACGTTTGGTTTTACGGTAATACCACCCTGTGAGATAGTATTAGCTTCTAGTAAAGCAGCAGCGATATATTCACCTGCAAACTCTCCCGCGTAAGTTGTTGTAATTGATGTAGTTGTAGCCATTTTTATTTATTGTTTAGTCGATTAAATACTCTGTCTAATGTGCTAGAGGGTCTATTTTTACCATAGCTAAATATTTTCTTTTCTGTCTCACCTGATTCTGGACTATGTTTGATTGGTTCAGCAGCAGGTTCTGAAGCTAACTCAGCAGATAACTTTTCGATTTGTGCAGACATCTCAGCTTTCTCTTTGATGTAAGAACCCATCTCCTTGTCAATCATTCCTGCCATTTCAGCTAACTTAGCATCCATTTCAGCTAACCTAGAAGCAAACGCTTCTTCTGTTACATAACCTTCCATTAATAAGGTTTCTTCTTCTACCGTCTCTTCAACGGACTCTTCTGTTGCTTCAGCTAACTCTTCGTTAACATCAGCGTTTTCTACCTCAGTAGTAGCTTCTACTTCCTCAGATAAAACAACATCCTCTTGAATCTCTTCAGATTCTGCAGACTGTTCCTTTTGAGTAAGCAAAGACACCTTCTGGAGGATTTCACTAAGTAGTGATGTTGCTTTTGGATTTTGCATAATTTTAATAAATATTTATAATAAAGTAACTAGGTTCTAATTAAGTGTTCGATTTTTAATTTGCAGCAATACACGCATCACAATCTACATAGACTGTTTCTGACTCTATATGGTGTTCTCCGCTTGATACCGAATGTAAAACAGTATAGCAATTTGAATGTCCTGTATTCTCAAAATTTAAGTAGTAAACATTACCCGCAGTAAGTGTTCTATCGTGTAAGTGTATTTCTTTATGCATACTATGCCCACATCTTTGTACCTTATAGTAATTGACTACGCCTGTATGAACTTCTCCTGTTATATTTCCAATGCCTTGTGCCTGTAAGCTTCCATCACAGCATTTACTGGAGTATGTTTTGCCATCAGCACATAAGCACCCTCTTTTACCTCCTTTTGGACTGCTTTTACTATAAGTATATTTTCTTCTTTTATCCATACTAATCGTTTTCTAATTGCTTTAATTTAGACTCTGCCCATCTAAGACCCGCTTTACCTCCCCAAGCATCATACATTAGTTTGCCACAACCATCAGAATAAGATTTAGATGATTTTAGGTCTCCTGCATGACGCGCTAAGAAACTTCTCATTCTCTTAATCGTAGATACTGTTATTGCAGATTTTGATGCTAATTGATTTGCTCTACGTTTCCCTACCGAAGTTCCACAGCTACCCCAACCATTCTCTTCTGCCCATTTTAAGGCATTCTTAGCGTTGTTCGATACTGCATCAGGGTAATCACTAAAGGATTTTAGATTCATCGTGTGAGCCTCTAATTCATCGGCAATCTCTTCCAGTAAGGAAATAGAGTCTAGACTGTTTAGTAAATCATCCTCGCTCATTTCTATTTTATCAGTAAAGTAGCCTTCTATAGAAAATCCACTTACTTTTCCAGTCTTAACGTAGTTCTCCCATACGTCATCATTATTAACCTTCATTGAAACCATCCAAGTTCCTACAGGTAAGTCCATTCCAAATTTACGAGACTTATCGTGAACATCATCTTCAATTATCCAAGACTCAACAACAGAAAGCCCATTGAGTTTAGCTTCATGCTCTAATGTTGATTCGTTCTGATTACCTCTCATTAGGAATAATTCAGATGCTTGTCTAACCGTATCATCTGAAAAGTATATATAATACTCTTCTTCTTCGCTTTGGCGATAGATGTTTTTGTTTGGTATCAATGCAGCTCCCATAAGGATTCTTTTCTCATTGTCAACCTCAGCTAATTGTACTTTATGCTCCTTTGATAGTGCAATAAAGTTTTCCTCTATAGCAGGTCTATCTACAATACTAATTGCTTCAATGCCTGAAAAAAGAGCTTCTTCGTCTATTAATAATTCTACTATTCTCATAATTTTGGTTTTTATCCGATTCCTGCTGTATCTACTATTCTTCTATCTAATTCTTGTTGATTCGTTACATCACTTCCTACTACGAAAGCTCTAATTGGTTGATTCACTTGCCCTCCCACTGCTTGAGCTAACTGGTTAGTTCCTGAAGCACCAACTACATTAAAGTCTGGTGCTTGAACTGTAGCACCACCTCCTGCACTTCCTGAACTAATTGGAGTATTAGTGTTTAATGATTTTAATGCACTAACTGTGGATGCAACTATAGCTAATTGAGTAGCTATTGCACCTGCAACCTTTATCGGAGCAGGTGTAAATGTTGGGTCTTTTACTAGCCAAGCCTCCCAAACTCCAACACTTGCAGCAGCAGCAGATGCTATTATAGACGCTCTAGCTAAGTCTTTATTTCCGTCCGCAATATCAGCAGCAGATTTAAGGAAATCAGATAAGCCACCGAGCATTGACTGAAGGTGTTTTACCTTAGCTTTTCTCTCTGCTAAATCATACTTATCGTTTACAGCTTGAACAGCATCTCTATATGCTATAGTTTCAAATATAGCTTCTTCCCCAAATTTCTCTGTATCTTCTTTTAACTTTTTTAGCTCAGCTTCTCTAGTCTTAGGGCTTAACTTAAATATCTTAGATAGCAAAGACTGTTTCCCTTTGTTTAATGCGTAGGTACCTGAAACTTCATCTACATCATCTATAAATTCAATAGTCTCTTTTAATACTAGCTCTTTAGTTTCTTTCCATTCCCCTTCATCAAACTTAATCATTAAGTTAGGTTCAAATAAAGGCTCTTCATTTAACGCCTCAAATTGAGGTCTAAGCTCCATAACTAAATCAATCTGGTCTCTTAGTTCTTTCTTTAATCTTTCTAATTGTTTTAATCTTTTGAGACCTGCACGTCTTTCACTAGGATCTTGTTCTTGAATAGTTTTTAACTCTTGCTCTATCTTTATAAGCTCCTTCTGCTGCCTCTGATAATTAAAGTAATCATCAATCAATAAACCTAATGACACTCTATTTATTTTAGAACTTTCATCTAATTTATCATAGCCATTTTTAAAATCATCAAACCTATCTTTAAGTCTCTCTACGTTTTTAATAATATCATCATCTGGTGCGAAAAAATCAAAAGCAGAGCCATTAGCACCTGCTAGATTTTGTGCTACTCTAATCTGCTCTTCCATTGCTTTAGTAGCTTCTTCTATAGATTTCTTAGCTTTTTCTGCACCTTCATCAATTCCTAAAAAGAAGTTGTATATTTGGTCTCCATAAGCAATTAACAATTGGATTCCAATAAGAATACCTCCAGTTCCCATAAGAGATCTACCTAAATTTTTTAACGAAGTACCTACGCTATCACTTGTTTGAATTAAATTACCAAATAATGACGCTAATTGACCAACGTTATTTGCTACACCATTAAATCCAAAACGTGCATCAGATGCAGCTCTACCTGCTTCAGTAAGTATAGCGTTATTAAGACCTACTTGAGTCTTTGCTCTTTTAGTGCTATTCCCTAGATTTTCAGCACTCGCAGCAGCTAGATTATTAGCGTCTCTATGTTGCTTTATTTTAACATTAAGCTTCGCTAATTCTTTAGCTTCTTGACTTTGTTCGTAAGCTAGTTTTTTTTCTGCTGCTGCTAACTTATTGACTCCTTTTTCAACATCTTCAACATCTTTCTTGGCTTTTTTACTAGATACGTCAATCTTTATAAATATATTCTTATTTGCTGCCATAGTAGAATCTTTTTGCTTTTTTCTTCATTTCACTCATTGTTCCTATAGCTTTATACTTACCTTTAGCAATGTCAATTTCCTCTGATATTCCGTACCAGTCATCTATTTTTAATAAGTCTAATATTTGTTTTATCATTATACTATTTCTTCTGGATTAAGGTTAATCAATTCTAACTCTGTTTTACCTGTAGTTAGATTAGTACTTATAGAATTAATACGGAACACCTTGTCTTGTACCTTTAGTTGGTCATTTAATCTGTAATGAATTAAGAAGCTAGGAGGCATATAAGCAGAGTACTTAAATACTCTTTTTTCTATATCAAATACACTTGTTATATACCTCTTATAGAACACCTCAAACAAAGAATTAATCGACTCTGTTAAAGACCATTCATCAACCTCCGAATCAAAGTTAATAGAATAAGCAGCAGAATCTTGAAATACTCCATCTCCATCTGGAACTACAGTCTCATTTGTATTGGAAGGTCTCCAGTAGCTAGTTAATCTATTTGAAGATGTGTCCCCTACACTACTGAAATTTATTGGAGTAGATATATTGGTTTCTTTTATACCATAGAACAACAAAGGCTTTATGTCTTCTGGTTTATAATTAGCTTTTGGAGGTGTTGTATCTTCTGAGTCAAAATCTCCACCTGCTGCATAACCCCAGACTATCTCTGTAGATGTTCCATTTATTCTTTCGTACTTCAATTTAGAGAATGGCAATTCAACCTCATACTTTTCGCCATAAAATAAATCTAAGCTTTTATAGGTTTCTCTAAGGTTTATAGTCGAGTTGCCATAAATATACCCTGTTAATTCTTTATGGTTTGCCATTAAAATTGTGTCTGATTCCTCAAACTTAAAATCAATCTCAGAAAAGGGTAGCGATGTATTTACAGCGCTTTTAGATACATCTATATACTTAGTTACATCAATAGTTCCTTTTGATTGATTGTTAACTGCATCTGCATAGTAGTTATCTAATGTAACTACCTTAACTACGGGAGTAGTTTCACTGTATTGAGAATCTGATTCATCATCAATGTAGTATGCTGTAAGATTAAACATCTTAAATAACCCACTTATGAAATCCATTATTTCTATATCTGGGAAATGGTTAGATGGTTTAAATTTAGTTGTATCCGTAGCCAAAACAGATCCTGAAGTGAATACTTCATATCTACTTGAACCACCAAATAATGCGGCTTGTTTTTTTACAACAAGTATTTCAGTATCAGCCATAGCTCCCTCAGAAGCAAACTCAACTTTATATTTATCAATATAAGTTATATCACTGAAAGAGGGATTAACAGGCATCAATATTCTTGCCCTAACACTATTAAGTCCCTCAGTAGTGCCTACTACCCTACCTGTTTCAGTATTAATCAGCTTAACCCTCCATTTAACACTTTCATACCCAGAAGCAGGATTAACTTGTACATAGAAGTAGGTTTTACCTAGAGGATTATCTCTTTCAATTTTTTCCCAATCAGTAAGAACTATTTGATTTCCTTCTGTTGCAAAATCATCAAAATCATAGTTTGAGTCTACTGAAGACAGACTCCATGAGGAAACCTCATTAACATACAGGTAATTATCATCTGCTAAATTTCCTGTTATATTACCAGAATTATTACTCATCCATAAATACAGATTAGTAAATGCTTCATTATATATAGAAAAGAAGTCTTTTGTGCCAGAAGTATCATTAGGTATAAAATTTATATTATATTTCTCCTGTATGGCTCTTATTATATGGTAAACTTTTATAGCGGGTTTTAAATCTTCTTCTTTTACTCCTCTTGTTGTAAATTGACTTGGATTAGATGATATGTCAGCAGGTCTATATAGATTACCATCAAAATTAGTTGGGTCTGAACCTGAAATAGTATCGTTATAGAATAATCTCTTCTTAGAGGTTATAAGTGGAACTATCATTCCTGATGCATCCCCTTGAAACGCCTGACCGTTATCTAGTAATGTTTCCATAGCTGAACTAGAATAGTTAAATTCTAATCCATTAAGCTTATAAACAGCATCCGTTCCGTCAATACCTTTCTTGTAATCTGATAAAGTTTCTATCTTATCATCTTTAAACAAGTCTTTTAGAGATACTGTATTGCCAAAAAAAGTGATATTATATGAACTCGCTTTACCATCTTTCACATTAACACCATTCAAAAATACCTTACCTTTCTTGAACAGTAAATGATTGATAAATATTTTAGCTTCATGTCTTACCCTACCGTCAAAAGCATTGCCAGTGATAGAGGTATTATAGAAGTGCCTAAAAACTTTGTTATTCGTATCAGATGCAGGAAGCATAAACGGTTGAGAGTAGTCTGTAAAAACCTTAGATATATCTTTGGCATCCTGAATACTAGATTTCATTGTTACGTTCTCATCTCCGAACACATCAACTCTTTGTCCTTTTATGTATATCTGTATTTCTCTCATTTATCTAACACTCTGTATAAAGTCCGAATCCGCTTCAAATTCTAATGTGTACTCAATTAGCTTATCATTTAATCTAGTCTTTATATCTACATTTGAACTAGCTATAGAAACTGGCACCGCTAGATTGCTATACCCTCCACTAGGGCTAAATCTATTTACATCATACATATAAACATACTCAGATACCAAAAGCTCTTTTACAACCTCTCCATAACTCTCGTGGATAAATCCAGTATTCATAGTAAAACGCTCCTTACCTTGATTCTCTAAGTATGAGTTTTCGTGGTTTGAAACCTTATAGGAGGCTATATTAGATATATCTAGCTTAGTAGATCTATAGGATTCTCTTTGACTAGACATACTATCTGTTCTTTTAGCAAAGAACCACATATCCTGCATTACTCCAAACTTATTTATAAATGACACCTTCTGAGCATCATACTTACAATCATCTATACATTTTATATCTATTGACCTAGACACACCACTGGAGTCTGTATATGTTATTCTATTAGCATCAACAGGTATTTCCTCTGTACTTATAGAGTCATCTGGACTTGTGGTTACAGAAAATGTTTTATCTATAGTTATCACATCATCTACAGCCGAATCGATTTTAACTTCTTGAGCAATAGTAAACTGAGAAATATTGCCAACAGGAGGATTTAAATCTAGTTGTGTTTGATTTTGAAAGTAATCAACTCTAGCTACTCCGTCTTCACTGGTAGTATAAAATGGAGCTGTAATAAATGACCCACACTTATTATTTATAACAGTATTGGAGATCATTAAGTCTTTAGATAGCTCTGGGTTTATTCCTTCGGCAATATTACCATATCCTCTAAAAGCTATTCCGTACTTAACTGTAGTGTCACTTGTCTCTGTGCCATCTGCCTCTACATACGTTCTCCTTACTGCCGTTCTAACCCACTTAGTTTGAACTAAGGCGTTATAATTACCATCAAATTCAATCGTAACATAATCTTTAATCAGTTCTGATATTTCAAACACAATTACACTCTTAGGTATATCAGGGTTTGCTAAACGATTAGCTACTTCTATAGAAGGAACTACCTTAGTTAGAAGGTAGTTTGGGTTATTTGGGTGGTTCAATATATCTCCACCATACACCCATAATTGAAGTTCCGCTTGCTTTAATGCTTTCATTATGTTATGTTATTAAATTCCAAAGTATCTTGCGTTTGAGAAGTTGAATTGCACTCCCTCTTGAGGATCGTTGAAGAACTCTCCTGATACATACTTAGGACTATTAAATATATTAGAACTAATTGTAGGAAGCGCTTCATTTAAATCACTTAAATATATATTGTTTCTATTGAACAATTGGCCGTTACTATAATCAGTTCCAAATGTGTGGTTCAATGTCATCTGAACACCAGTTACAGTTTCTGAATTGTTATGGGTTAATATCTTATTTACACCTCCTGACTCTGACGTTGGATGAGAAGCTATAAGTAGTTTATATTGAGCTTGATGGTCTGCTTGTGTTCTTACTTCAAGTTTATTTAGGCTAGATGTTAAGGCTGACTCGTTAACATAAACAGTTGTCATCTGACCATTGTTTCCAGATGCTGAGTAAGTCCAATTCGCCCACACAGGAAGATTGCTAGCGTTTATTTTATTTCCAATGTATGGTAATGTGGTAGGGTCTACTATCCAATCTGGAGTAACATCAGAGCAAATTATTCTAATACCTCCATTAATCTTAGCTGAAGGTAAGGTTATATTTACGTCATTCAGCTTTATTGTTACAGCACTTGTGCCTGAAGCCTGTTGTGGTAAGCCTGAAACCCATTTAGTAAGGTTAGCAGTATTATACAAAGTGATAACTGTAACATAACCCGAAGTAGACGGAGGCGGTGCAACAACCTCACTAGCACAAGAAGTAATCTCAACTACAGTCCCGCTAATAGGCATAGGCGCCAATATCTCTAATATAAGGTTCTCTCCATTGTTATTGCCAGAGTTAGTAGTATGGGTTAAACTAGCTGATATGGGAGTTGTACCTGCTGTACCACTTAACACTTCTCCAGTATTCTCAAGCCACTCATCTGCATATTGACTAAGCCCTTTAGTAGTATAAGATCCTGTTGCAGTTCCTTCATTATATACCCTATATTTTATAGGAATAGTAATATTACTAAACGTAACCGTATAGTCTCCGTATTGTCTATTAGCAGTACTAATTCTAATTTTCTTAACCCCTACAGCAGCAGCATAGTTAATAGAATTTCCACAGGCTAAATCAGTAGTACTTACAACTGGCTCTGTTGGCGGCTCTGGATCTGGTGGGATAGGTACATCTGGTTCAAACTCATCCTCTACTGTTATGTAGTAAGGACTTCTTACGTTTATTTTTCTTATATCATCTATTGCCATTACTCAAGTATAAAGTTGTTACCTTTTTTAGCATATCCTGCTCCAATTAATATTTCTTCTATGTTTAATTCAATATCTTTAACTATTGAATCGTCTATAGCATTTAGCTTATCCATTGCATTCTCTATAGCTGAATCTATAAAACCTGTTGGCTTTATGCCTATACTTTGAATACTCCTAGCTATATTGTTTGCAGCACCTAGTGTTGCCTTATCTCCCATCGAACTACTCGCTGTCCTGCCAGAATTTAAGGTTACTGGCTTAGCTCCCATCCAAGACACTATACCTCTAACTAAATCAGGTAATGTACCGTCAGGAATTCCACCATCATTTACTAGCTGACCATAAGCGTTCCCCATAACATCAAAAGAGAATCCATCTTCTTCCTTATTAAACTTCTTACTCAAACTCTGTGCTAAATTCCCAGATGAATTTATAGGAGCGTTTATTGACTTGCCAGAGCGATAACTCCTTTGTCTCTCTCTTGTAATTTCATGTTTAAGCAATTTGATTAGCTTATCAGAAAAACTAGCCATAAAGGCTTTTGTATTTGAGAATTTATTTATCATTGACAATTAGTACTTCCATCTGAGTTAATAAGACCCATATCACTATTTGGCATATTTATCGCTAAGTCCATAGACCAACCAGTTAACAAGTTCTCAAACCTATCTTCAAATAAACTGGCACTTGCAGGACTATCTATCTCTACATTTGCATCATGCAGCCCACCTCTTCTAAGGGAGCTTTGCAATCCGTTAACCACTGTAAGCATCGTATTCAAAATATCTTGTTTGTTGTCTAGTCCTAGATGAGGTTTTGCCAATGATAATTTATCTTCTTTAGATTCATCAACAATATCCATCGCCATAACAGTTATATTAAAAGTAACTATATACTCATCGAATGTTACTGACCCTACGTTTATATGGGCAAGAGGAAATATAGTTTGTTTTGTTAAATCAACATCCATAACGTCACCAATAGTAACTGTATTGATAGACTGGTTGCCATTTAAGTAGTTGTAGATGTAGTCGATTAAATCGTAGTATGTTTTCATTTGTAACTATTTTTTATCATTTGTTTTTCTATCTCGTTCTTTTCTTTTTCAAATACTAAATATGTTAAACATTTGTGGAGCGATAACTCGGTAACTTCATCAAATTTAAGTATATTTCCTTTAGCGAGTCCATAAATTGATTGATACCAACCCCACTTTTTTCCAAATGTGTCCGTAACTCCAAGTTTTCCTCTTTGATCAGTACTGCCTCTGTATATCTCAGGGTAACTTTCGACAACTGAATCCCTAAACGATAAAAAAAAACCATAGCACTTATCGCTGCACTAAGCGGCATATCCTTCATTATCTCCTCGACCTCCTCATTCGGATTATACGGGGCTATAGTATACGCATCTCCTTTCTTGAAGTTAACAGGTCTATATAGAACTGCCATCGCCTTGTGCATAGTTTGCCAATCCAAAATAGTATTCTCAAGGTCGATGTACTCTCCAAGAGATATACTGTCTAATTTCGGTATAAAACCAAATTCAACATCTCTTAATGTAAAATGCTTTACTAAATCTCTATCTTCACTAAAAGCCTTTTCAAGCACTCCTAAGACCTTTTCTACCTCTAAGACGGGTATAGAGTCCACATCATCCATAGAAACCCCACAGAACAGCTCTATGAGCTTCTTATTGACGTATTGCACATCATCATTATCCACTACTTCCAAATACTCTTGATATTGCCACAGTTGAATGTCATCTAAAGAAGTGGGTACGGAAAGGTTTATTATTGCCATATTATAGTAATTATTTTATTATCGTTTGTACCTCTTGTACGTTTTGGCACATATACTATTAATAGTACTATATACAAATAGTTCTATATAGTACTACTATAGGGTACTATTCATGAATAGTTCTATATAGTTCTACTAATAGTACTATATGAATAGTACTATATATAATAAATAACTATTTATATATATTGTGCCACATAGGCACTAAGAGATATTAGTATTATTGTAGTCGTAGAAGTGGCAATACAACTCATATATCTTGGTTGCTACGTCATCCTTAGTATATTTCTCTTCTGAGATGGTTTTTGTGCCATTATTCCAAATCTCTATGTAGCATTCTACAGCTTTATAGTTTGACGGTTTAGGATATATCTTTATACCTTTCCCCATACACCAATTCATCGCTACATTCTGGTCTTCTCTGAAGTAGTTTTTTATTCTATTTCGATCTACATAAGGTTTTTTCATTGTGCTAAGATATTGATTTAAGTTGACACAGTTGGCACTAGGAGATTAGGTTGTATTTAGAGTGTAGGGTAATAGCCATAGTCACTACTTCTTCCGTCAGAGTACCTCAAATAAGCGTATTTAAGCGCCTTAAATCTCTCTACTGGTGTTTATGTACCAGAATGCGTTAAAAGTGCCTTAGAATTGATGCTAGGTAGCTTAAACTGGACACAAACGTACCAAATCAACCCTTTTTTAATCCTATTCCCTTGAATATCAATAGGAATGCAAAAATAAGTATATAAAAAAAGCCCCTAAAAAGAGGCTTTATATTTAATTAAACTACATTTTAATTTATTTTATTACGGGTAAGTTATTGGGTAAATATTCAATAACTAAATCTAAAGGCGCACCGCATTCATGATGCTCACAAATAAAATTATCTTCAGGGTTTTCGTGTCCGCATATACTGCAAATGTTTTTTTGTTTGTTGTCCATGTTATTTGGTTTTAGTTAGTTTCTTTTAGTATCTCGAATTCTATAACCTCGTTAACGTTGCTTTCATTGTAGCCTCCAACGTTTATATAATAGCGTTTAATATGCCCTAAGATATAATCAAAATCCCACGTTTTAAAGCCGTTTTTAGCTACTTTCATAAGCCAGTCATCAATGGGCTTGCCCGTTTTGATTTGTTGCGTTATAAAGGTAAAAATTATCCGTTTTCTTTGTTGCAATGTATATTTATTCATGATTCAATATATTTTGTAATTCATTAACTAAGCTTCCTATTCTTTTGCCTTGTATGGTTTTATTATACTCGAAATATTCTTCTAAGATATAAAATTCCTTTAAAACTTTGTTTATTGTTTCTTTTTTCATGTTGTTTTATCTTAAATTAAAATGTTGACCTATCTCTTTCAAATAGCTTTCTATCTCTTTTCGATGGGCTACTCTTTTTGGTTCGTTATATTGATCTATTCTTTTCTTATAACCATTTAACCATTCTTTCAAATCCTGTTCCTGTTTTGTCATATCGTTTTTTTATAGGTTGGTATATTCAATTTATACGCTGTAATTCTAAGCTTATAGTTTTCATGCGTTATTCTTTTGGATTCTACCAATTTAAGTAGGTGCAACGGGTTATTTATTTCTTTTATCATGTTATTTATTTTTAGTTAATATGCTGCATTAATTACGAAGCCGCTAGTGTCTTTTTTAGCGTCACCTTTTGCCTTAAGCCCTAAAACTACATTCTTATAGCTTAGCATCTCTAAATCTGTTTTGTCACCGTCTACAACCTGAAAGCCTTTGTAAGTTTTTGGTAAATTACCCGCAAAAACTGCAGCTACATTTGCACCTAATTTTAAAGCTTTCATTGTGTCACTTTCATTGTCTTCCGCTCGTGAAAATGTAACGGTGTAGTTAGGATGATTTATGTATTTAGTCGCTTTACCTAAAATTTTTGTATAATCGTAAAATTTAGCGATATCTTTTAAGGTTTCAATATCTAAAGCAGCGTATTTTTTAAGTAAGTATACGAAATCCAAGTCACTAGTCCCGTTTAATCGGAAGGCTATTTTTTTGCCTGTTTTTCGTGCGGTCTTTACTTTTTTTCTTATTTCAGTAGCCAATTGATTAACAAATTTAACCTTATCGTTAATATAATAATTTGCTTTATTAATGCGGGAGCTTTGCACGTTCGAAAATTTACCCCTACCTGCACTATATAAGCAAGCCAATGCGCATCCCTTAGACGCTTTTGGGCAAAGGTTAACGCCTTTATTATTCATTGTGTGAGGTGCAATATATAAGATAAAAGTTTTAATACTATTCTTTGCGGTTTTCGTATTGGTTGCTCCATTGCTAAAAAGCGTTTTTTGTGGTGTATAGTTCATGTTATTTTTTTTTATTGGTTAATTGATTATTTTATAAAAGGATGATATACAAAAAAGTAAGTAATAAATAAGGCTAAAAATATACATTGCGCCTTTTGTAGTGTTGTTTTTTTCATAGTGTAATTTTTTTGTTTGTTAATATGGTGCTAATCTATGGAATCTTTTTTTAATAGCAACTAATAAATTTCGGTTTATTTCCTTTTATTTCCTTATTTATAATGATTCTAAATAATTTCTTTATTCCTTAATATATATACACCGCAAAAAAAAACGCTATCCTAAAAGTAACCCAGTGAAAAAAACCCTGTACTAAATTTCACTAGCTGCAAAAAGTGAGGTACTAAAAATAGGTTAATTCAAAAAAGTGAGATACTAAAAATAGGTAGCTGCAAAAAGTGAGGTACTAAAAATAGGTGACTGCAAAAAACCCTTTACTAAAATACTTTTTTTTTCGGCAAATAAGCGTAAAATTTACTATGCATGCATAACATATCTTATCTAGAATGAGTCTAAATAAGGGGAAAAAGGCACAAAAAAATACCCTATTGAATTCACAAAGGGGTATTGAATTGACAGGGGGGTATTGAATTGCGCCCCCTATTGAATTGAAATCCTAGTTTTATTACAGTTCCCACATGATTCGTTTGAACCTGAGTTGTATGCTCCACATGATGTGCAGTTCCATATCTTATCTACTACATCACCCATACTATTTAAATTTATCAAACAGGTCATCTACGAAGAATATCTCCTGAATATTATTCTCTTGATCCTTCCTAAGTTCTATTGATCTATCCGTAAGCATCTTCTGAATATACTCAGCTTCACTACTGTCTATCCTGTGCCAATAGTGACTTATCTTATTATCTATCTCGTGAGGTCTATCCTCTCTTGTTAGGTTCTCAGAGATTAGATCTCTTAACTGTTCTATCTTATCTACTATTATATCTAATTGTTTCATTGCGCTAATATGTCGTATGTTTTATGATATTTCTTACTCCTTTTTTCGTTGTAGGTCAACTGTCTTTTACTGTATGGAAATCCAGTTATTGGATTATACATATGATTCCAGAAGTCTACTGGCATCGGATCAAACTCACTCTCTACCCTATTCTTCATTCAATATATCGTTTACTTGATTGATTGCAACCTGCTCTCCTTTTGTATGGAGTTGATCTTCTTTTTTTATAATTATTACTTCTTCTCTTGGTTTTGTTACTACACGCCCTTCATCATTCCAGATGAATGCTAGTTCTGATTTTACCACTCTCTTTCTCATACTATACAATTTTAGTTTTAACTCCTTCGATCTGTATCCAGTTTAAACGGTCTGTCTTGATGGTTCTGTAGCCATTGGCATTCATATCCCATACGATGAGATTATGTGCCTTACGAGGGTCGTAGCTAAGCCCTTTGCCTTTTAGATCTTTCTGTACACCTACTCGGCATACCATTGTTCTTTCTTCTCCATTAGCCTTTGTAAAGTTGGCTGAGAATAATTTGCCTGACTTAGTCAGTTCTGCGATTGTGTTGTAGAGTAATTCTTTCATATTGTTTGTTTTTCTGAGTGCAATATATAAACCTTTTTTTTACTGTGCAACATTATTAACAAAATAATTAACAGTATTATATGAAAAAAGCCCTCAGAATCTAAACTGAAGGCTTTAATAATTAACTCAAACTAATAAAATGAAAGTATAAATGTAATAAACTTATTTGTATTATCCTAACGAATAACATACATTCCTTTAGGATTTGTTCTAACTAACAGATACTCAATAGCATACCTCATTGAATCTACAC